ATGGACACTGACACATTTAACATTCCATTGCCGACTTTCAGCTAACCCCAAGAGTTTACCAAAGGATAGAGCCATGGACCGGACAGCCTGGGATGACTTGGCATGGTGCAGGGGTTCCTCAATTGCCATCAGGAAATCAGATTCCAGTGACATAACCCACTCATAAACTTTGCGGGTGTCCACCTCGCGCTTCTTGAGGCGGTGCAGGGTGGGCATGACCGTCTTTGCGATAACTGCCCCCGTGTGTTTTGAGATTGCTACCAACCCACCAGACAGGCCATTATCAACTCCTATGATCATAGAGAGTCTATTGCCTTGCAACGAACCAATAAACCTTCTCCTTCTGTGGGTAGGAAGACATCAATATTTTTGCCTAGCATTTGCAGGTAGTAAACCTCCCGCGCCACACGGGGTTTAACCAGATAGAAAGCACCCGATTGCATTTCTGACACAAACTTGAAGTCCATAGGTGGTAGCTCCACCCTGACAAGCACCCAGGGGTCAGCAACAATAAGCCGGTCAGGAAACATCTGTGCATGTTTCGTCATCTAGGAACATTGGGGTTGCATCTTCAAAATCTGTTTGGAGATATTCATACTCGTATTTCTCATACGCTTGAGTTTTAGTTAAATTGAAGTTCTCCTGAAGGAGACTGATTGTTATTTGCTTGGAATAACAAGCTACGGGAGGTCTACCATAAGTTTCGACAGTTCCTATAAAGGCGTCCTCCAGCCCTGAATATAATAACAGGGTATTTTCAGGCTCCTCATAAGCCTCCGGTTTGTCGGGCATGGGAGCTAAGAGTTATTTAAAGGCTCAACATCAATTACTTTTTTCGGGGAAACCTCAATAGTTTTTCCCTTGGCAGTTTTTGTGTTGTTCAAGATGGAAATATCAATTTGCATATTTCCTGCCCCATTACCTGTTCTGGCATTTAATCCCAGATTCCGGCGTATAAGTTGGTCAAGTTCTGATAACTCCTTGACTGTGCGGGGTCCCCTTAAATTTTTAATGCTATCTCGCAGGAGCTTGATGCTGGCAGCGGCCACATAGGTTTGGTATATATCTGCCGGCGAAGCCTGAGAATCAGCCACTTCTGTAATGGTCTTATCTTCCTTCAGTCGCTCATCATGCCTTGCAATACTTTTGTCCAGTTGAATTTCCACATCTGTGGGTTCATTGTCCTCATGCGGGTTCTTCTTACCTTTAACCCCTGCATCGCGCAGCCAGCGCCGCAGTGTGGACGGATGAAGATTCAGTTCACGGGCGATGCTAACGAGTTTATAGTTCTCGTTAAAGAGTTCTATTGCCCGCTTTAATAATTCTGCTTTTTTAGTAATTTTAGCCAAAGCACTTACTATATACTATTATTTTCACACTATTTCAAGTCCTATGACCCGCACCCTTCATGTCTACGAGCCTCGCATAGATTCAGATACCAAGAAAATGGATGTTGGTGGCACACTTATTCCGCCAACTAATATTTTAACGGCACTGCTTTATGGGTTCGCACACCATGAAGCGCACCGCGCCCGTGAATATTATTTTTGGCGTTTGTGTGATGTTCTCTGGAACCATGAGGATCTTCCAGAACAAATGATGGTGCGCCATCCCTGGGCAGAGGACATGATAAAAGTGGTTATCCGCAATAAATATGTCTCAGTGGGTGGTGCTGCCTCGTCAGGGAAAAGCCATACCATGGCGGCTTGGGGTATCTTAAACTGGCTGGCTGCCCCCAGGGATACACTCGTCCTGCTGACTTCAACAACTTTAAGGGAGGCTCGCAAACGAATCTGGGGGTCTGTTATCTCGTTACTCTCAGTCATTGAGGGCGCTCCTCTAAAGGTTCGCGATTCAATCGGCAATGTTGCCTACATCAATGAACAGGGGAACCTGATCGAACGTGCAGGACTGTCGCTCATTGCGGCGGAAAAGAGCAAGACGCGGGAGGCTGTCGGAAAGTTTATCGGGATTAAACAGAAGCGCGTGATCCTGATTGGGGATGAGCTTGCGGAATTGAGTGAGGCCATTCTTCAAGCCGGCTTGTCCAACCTCTCCAAGAACCCCTCCTTCCAGCTTATTGGAATGTCCAACCCAAACTCACGCTTCGATGCTTTCGGGGTTTGGTCAGAACCAAAGGATGGTTGGGACTCAGTGGATACAAACATAGATGACAAGTGGCGCACCAAATGGGGAGGTCAGTATATCCGGTTCGATGCAGAGCGTAGCCCCAATGTCTTGGCTGATAAAGTAATCTACCCCTGGCTCCCAACACTTGAGAAGCTCAATGAGGACAAGGCGCTTCTAGGTCAGGAATCCAGGGGGTATATGCGAATGGTCCGCGCCGTCTTCTTCGATAGTGATGAGACAGAAGGAATTTACAATGAGGCGGAACTCACACGGTCAGGTGCGATGAAACCTGTTGACTGGCAGGGGACACCAATCCCCATAGCAGGGCTTGATCCTGCATTTACCAATGGCGGTGACCGGACGATCCTGTATACCGGTTCAGTCGGGTATGATACAAACGGCCAGTATGTCTGTGAACTTGGGGAGGCTATCCACCTTAATGACGATGCCACCAACAAGAGCGTCCCCCGAACCTACCAGATTGTCCAGCAGGTGAAGAAGGAATGCCAGAAGCGAAAGATTCAGCCCCAGGATCTGGCAGTGGACGCAACAGGTGCTGGCGCTCCCTTTTGTGATGTTCTTGCCGGTGAGTGGAGTGACCAGATTCTTCGCGTTTCTTTTGGTGGGAGAGCATCAGATCGAAGAGTTTCAGCCAATAGTAAGATGATTGGGCAGGAACTTTACATGAATAGGGTGAGTGAACTTTGGTTCGTGGGCAAGGAGTTTTGCAGGACGCGGCAGTTATTCGGGATACAAGCTGACTTGGCGCAGGAAATAACTGGCAGGAATTATGATATGGTAAAGGGATCAACCCTGCGGATGAAGATTGAATCAAAGCCGGAATACAAAGCGCGGTTTGGGCGTAGCCCCGACTTGGCGGACGCAGCTTTCCTGTGCCTGGACTTGGCGCGGCAACGGCACGGGCTTGTTGCAGTTGACCCACCTGAAGATTCTGCACAGTCCGGTAAGATGCCGCACCAGCGCAGAACCATAAAACAACTCACAAAAACACTTACAGTAGACAACCTTAGTAGTAGCTAACCCCCCTACCTAAAAACTTCTCATGTGAGGTTACTTAGTTAATTCCGTAACAGAATTAACTAAGTAACCTTCCTTAGAAAACTTTATACCCCCACTGAACGCTCGCGGTCCCCTGTTGCTAAAGTCAATAAAAAGATTAACTTTAGATGCACACTACTTTAGAAAATTCTTGACTTAAACTTTTACCATTATGGCCAATTACGAATCTCTCACTCCTGATGCTAAGAATTACCTAGCTGAACAATATGCCAAGGTTCTCAGCCATGCGCTAGATCCTGAAGTTATGGGTTTTACTGATGAGCAGATGCCCCCGCTTGCTGGTTTGCTTGGAACTGGAACAGCAGAAGAGGATATAAAAAGGATTTTTAAGCAAATCCAAGCCTCTGGTGGTTCTGACCTAATGAATATTATATCTGATATAGGTGAAGAAAAAGGTTACTTTAAAGTGAAGGGTAAAAATGCCAGTTTGCGTGATACAGTTATTTCTGACTTTTCTTTTGCAGCCGAAGGCAGAATGCTTAATGCTGGCGGTTTTGCAGATGAGGCGTATGTGGGTAAGGGCGCTCAAGAGCGTTATGCAGGGGAACAGGGGTTGGATTTAAGTAAGTCAAATTATCAGGCTTTTGGTCCCGTTGCAGATTGGAACGTGCGCGGGGAACATTCAGCACTTCAAAAACCTTGGAAGGGGACGGGGTTACATAGAGGCGTTGGGGAGATGCTCCCCTATACCTACAAAGGAAAAAAGGTAGAGGGATTACTCCCACAACAAGAAAAGTGGTTTAGTCAGTCTAAGGAGTTTTCTACTCCAGAGGGACGTTTTACACCTGCGCCCACACCTGCGCCGACCACACCTCCGACCACACCTGCGCCGACCACACCTGCGCCGACCACACCTGCGCCGACCACACCTCCGACCACACCT